CAACGCCACGCTTGGCGAATTGTCCGAAGTTGAGATCACCATCACTGGTGGCGTGCTGGTTGAGGACACCACGGCGTGAAACTGAACATTCAGGTGGCGTACCTTCTCCCTTCGGGTCAGAAGGTGAATGAAACAGTGACCACAACGATTGCAACTGTGGCTGCATGGGAGCGCAAATTTAAGCGCCGCGTCTCCGATATGCAGGCAGGCATCGGCATTGATGACATTGCCTACTTGGCATGGCATAAGCTGACCGCCGACAAGAAAGAGTCACGCGATTACGACGCTTGGCTTGCCACGGTTGATGAGATCAACATTCCTGACGTGGAGTCTGTAAACCCTACGGAAGCGGCAGCGTCCGCCGCCAGCTAGCGGACCTGCTGCTTACGACCGGGTGGTGGCCGCCTGAGATACCGTTTGATTTAGAGGATTTAGCCACAGTGCACCTGTTGGCTAAGAAGGCGGCGAGAAAGGGACAAAGATGAGCGTCGACACCACGTTGCAGGTCGTCGGCATCAAAGACGCTCTCCGAGTCCTAAACGGAATTGACAAGACCGCGCGCCGCGATCTGACCAAACGGTACAAAGAAGTTGTAGCGGACGTCGTCAAAGCAATCGGCTTGGCGATACCCAAACAAGCGCCGCTGTCTGGATTTGAGCGCTCATGGGACCCAAGCCGCAACCGTCCGGTGGCGCGCAGCACGTTCAGGCGCGACATTGTCACGGGCGTACTGGCGGAACGCCGCCGCAAAGAAGGCGCCAACGCAATCTTGCCTTACGAATTCCGAGCGAATCAGGTCACAGCTGGAGTCAGCGGCAAACGTCCTCGAAGGCACAGCGCTGGCTTCTACAGTCATCTGGCTACGTTCTACATTCGCACCAACAGCAAATCGGTGACACTGTTTGATATGGCTGGCCGCGGCAACGGCGGATTATCGCCCAACGGTGCCCGAATGATCGCAGCCCTAAACGCCCGGTATGGCAAGCCGTCCCGCGTAATGTGGCCGACCTACGAGAAACATAGCGGTGACGTACAAGACGCGGTGCAGCGTATCGTTAATGATCTAATGACCCGAGTCAATCAAGAGCTGAGATCGTAATGGCCGTCACAATCCCTATCGTTAGCGAATTCGACGGCACCGGGGTCAAGCGCGCCATCGCCGAATTTAACCAATTGGAGACGGTCGGCCAGAAGGCTCAGTTTGCGCTGCGCAAAGCCGCGATCCCCGCCACTGCCGCGGTCGCTGGGCTCGCTGTGGCGCTTGGTGGCGCGACCAAGGCCGCTATGGAGGACGAGGCTGCACAAACCCAACTTGCGGGCGTCCTGACCCGTTCGGGAATGGCTACAGCCGAACAGGTAGCACAAACCGAGGCTTTCATTAGCGCACTATCGCGCGCTACCGCAGTTGCGGACGACGAGCTGCGCCCGGCAATGGCAACATTGACCCAATCAGTAGGCAGTGTCGAATACGCCCAAGAATTGCTTGTCCAGGCGCAGGACATTGCCGCGTCAACAGGCAACGACCTTGCAACCGTCACTGACGCCCTATCAAAGGCGTACAACGGCAATATGAAAGGCTTGCGCTCCCTCGATGCGTCGCTGATTCCAGTTATCAAAGACGGTGCCAGTTTTACCGAAGTCATGGAGATGCTGGCATACACCACTGGGGGTGCAGCTGCCGCCGCGGCTGAAACAGCCGAAGGCAAGATGCGCAACCTGTCAATCCAAATTGGTGAAGCCAAAGAATCCATCGGTGCCGCGCTTATCCCAGTCGTCGAACGCCTGATCGATTTGTTGTTACCAATGGCGGATTGGATGCAACGCAACACCGACGTCGTGCTTGCCCTGGCAGGCGTCATCGGTGGCCTGTCGGTCGCGGTGCTCGCAATCAACGCCGCCATGAAGGTCTATCAAGCAACCCTTGTTGTCGTAAAGGTTGCGCAGGCGGCACTCAACTTTGTGATGAGCGCCAATCCGATCGGGCTCGTCATCCTGGCCATTGCCGCGCTTGTCGCCGCGTTTGTGATCTTGGAAAAGAAGTTCGGGGTCGTCTCAATGGCTGTTGAGTGGCTGGGCGAACAGTTCTACAAGTGGATCATCAACCCGCTAAAAACAATCATCGATTTGGCGGGCCGCGCCGCGTCAGCCGTAGGCAAGATCGCCGGAGGCATCGGCGGAGCGATCAGCGCCGTCATCCCAGGCCTAGCGGAAGGTGGCATCGTCACCAGCCCCACCCTGGCCATGATCGGCGAAGGCGGCGAACCCGAAGCCGTAATTCCGCTGTCACAGCTGGACCGTTACGGCGGTGGCGGCGGTATCAACATCACGATCAACAGCACAGTGGCCGACGAACGCCTCGGTGACGTCATCGTGAACGCCTTACGCCAATACAACAGGCGGTCAGGCCCGATCAACGTCGCGGTGGCCTGATGCCCGCGGCAGTAGTCCAATCAGGCACCTACACGCTAGAGCTTGATACCGGGTGGGACGTCAACAGCTTCAGGCTTGACGACCCCGTAAAAGGCGTCCTCGACAACACCACCTATCTGCTTGGACCGTCAACCCAGTACGCCGATATCACCGAATTCGTCACAGCCGTCCAATACAAGCGGGGCCGCCAAAAACCTGACGACCAATTCGGTGCGGGCACCCTGACCTTCGTAATGCGCGACGAAACAGGCATCCTCGGCCCATACGACTCCAGCAGCCCCTACTACGACCCCAACAGCAACCAGCCCGGGCTCGCCCCAATGCGCCGCGTCAGGTTCAGCCGCGGCAACGAATACCTGTTCCAAGGCACAGTTATTGCCTACGACTACAACTTTGAGCTCGCAGGCCCCAACATAGTCACCGTCAACTGCGCCGACGACTTCTACAAACTCGCCCAGGCATACCTTGACGAATGGAACGTCGGGGTAGAAACCACTTCCCAGCGCGTCGCAAGCCTTCTAGCACTCCCCGAACTCGACTACACGGGCAGCACGTCCATCGAAGCGTCCAGCGTCGCCCTGGGGCACGACAGCGCCTACACGGTGCCCGACGGTACCAACGCCCTGCAATACCTGGGCCAGATTCAGGAAGCCGAACAGGGTCGCGTATTTATGTCCCGCGACGGCGTCTTGACGTTCCAGAAGCGGATCGGCACCACGCTCAGCAACCCGGTCATCACGTTCGACGACAACGGAAACACTCCCTACGACGGGCTGACCGTCGAATTCGATGCCGACAACGTCGTAAACCGCGCCCAGGTCATCGACCTTGACGGTGCTGTAGCCACCGCCGACGACCTGGCAAGCCAAGCCAAATATTTCATCCAAACCAAGTCAATCCAGAACAGCATCCTGGAAAACAGCGAACTGCAGGACCTGGCCGACTACCTGATCGTCGCCGAACCGGAACCACGGTTTACAGCCATCGGCACGAAGTTCGCCATGCTCACCAGCCTGGAACGGGACACCGTAGCCACAGTCGATATCGGCGACACGATTACCGTGCGCAAAGTTATCCCAGGGCTCAACACGACCCAGGCCGAGGAACTGAGCATTGAGGGCATCGAAGCCAACATCGACTTCCAATCAGGGCACCGAGTCACGTTCTACACCAGCCCCACCACCATCGTTTACCAGCTAATCCTCGATGATCCGACCTACGGCGTGTTGGACGCGCTAAACGTCCTAGGATAGGAGCACCATGGCAAAGCAGACCTTTACGATTGGCCAGGTACTTGAGGCTGCGGATATGACCGCGCTTCAGGCCAATGATTACAACTGGACCGTCGACACCAAAACCGACAACTATGTGCTTGTCGCTGGAGACGCTGGCAAGCGCATCGTGATGAACGCGGCAACTGCCAAGACGATCACGGTCAATACCAGCGTGTTCACTGCTGGCGACACTGTGTGGATTCACAATATCAACACAGGGACTTGCACCGTCACAGCTGGTACGGCGACGGTGAATACAGCGGGCTCATTGGCCCTTGCTCAGTGGGAGGGTGGAGCGCTGTACTTCACGAGCGCCTCGTCGGCGATCTTTTTTCGCGGTGGCGGCACCTCTGTTCTAAGCATTGACTATCTACTCGTCGGCGCCGGCGGCGGCGGAGGTTCAGCCGCTGGAAACTCGGGCGGCGGTGGCGGCGGTGGCGGTTTTCGTACCGCAACAGATTTGATTGCCAAAGGCAACACCTACACAGTCACGGTCGGCGCAGGCGGTTCGGGAGGCGTTCCCGGAACGTCACAATACGGACGGAACGGGACGGCGTCATCATTTATTCGTAGTGCCAACGGTGGAGGCGGCGGCGCCGCAGCGGCAGACGGTGGCGCACAAGGTTCCAACGGCGCCTCCGGTGGGGGTGGCAGCCGTTCGGGCGCCGGCGGCGGGAGCGTTTCGGGCGAGGGCAACGCGGGCGGGTCATCAAACGGAACCGGCAACGGGGGAGGGGGCGGCGGCGCTTCAGCCGTTGGTGGCAACGGGAATAGCACGACGGGCGGCAATGGTGCTGCGGGGTCTAGCAATGATTACAACAACACCTCGCAGGCGTATTCAGGCGGCGGCGGTGGCAGCGGTTCGGTGACAGCCGGTGCTGCTGGTGACGCATCGGCCGCAGCAAGTCCGAACAGCGCGCCCGCTAATCGTGGAGGCGGTGGCGGTGGTGCTCGCGATGCCACCACAGCAGGCAACGGCGGTTCAGGTCGCGTCGTGCTTCGCATACTTACCGCCGACCTCAACAAATTCACAGTCACTACCACAGGGTCACCAACCACAGGCACATACAGCACGTACACCTATTACGACTACACCGCCACTGGCACATTTAGGATTGACTAATGGCACACTTCGCACTCATTGACGACACAAACACCGTTCGAGAAGTAATCGTTATCGGTAATGACGACTGTGGCGGCGGCGAGTTCCCCGAATCCGAACCCATTGGGCAAGCGTTTATTGCTTCGCTCGGTCTCTCTGGTCAATGGCTCCAAACTTCCTACCACGGGAACTTCCGAAGTCGCTACGCGGGCATCTCGTACACATACGACGCTGACATTGACGAATTCGTTGCCCCGGTGGTTATTGATGAAGCTGAGTGACGAAACTAAATGCTTGGTCGGAAGCTGGTTGCGCGCATTCGTCGCAGGCGCCGCCGCGCTCGCTATGAGCGGGAACTGGCAGCTCGACGACGTACTAAAAGCCGGGCTCGCAGCAATGCTCCCGGTGATTTACAACTGGGCTAACCCGAACGATAAGCGGTATGGCCGCAAATAGATTGCCCATTCGCCCCGTGCGAATGCCAGCCGATTTGGCTGGACAAAAGAACGGTCAGCTTCACCCTGGGCTACTGCGTACTGTGCGCCCATATGGGCAGCTGCACAGGCTTGCCGCTGACGCCTACGAAGCCCTCAGAGAAGCCGCAAGGCCGTTCGGCGACCAAGTGCGCCCCATCAAGCCCACAAGCAGCCTGGACACGTACAGACCCCTTACAGCGCAAGAACGGGTGTTCTTTGCTCGATACACAAACGAATATCGACCCAACCCCAAATCGATACGAACGTACAACGGGCAAGTTTGGTACATACGCAACAACATTCTGGCGCCCGTGGCGACACCGGGCTCCTCGTTCCATGGATGGGGCTTGGCCGTTGATATTTGGAATGCGTCAGGTAAACGCTTGGAGTGGCTGCTCGAACACGCACAGCATTACGGCTTCAGTTGGGAGTTGCAATCAGAACCGTGGCACATTCGCTACGTTGTAGGGGACAAAGTACCCCCCGCAGTGCAGCGCTGGAAGGACAGCCATGCCAACGGAAGTGATCGTCGCCCTAATTAGCACAGGGGGAGTCATCGCCGCAGCCGTCCTACCTGCCTGGCTCATCCACAAACTGCGCCGCGAGAATTCCACCGATCACGCCACCGTCATGACTATGCTGAGGCGTATCGAGCAAAAGCTCGCTAAACACTTGGAGGATCACGAAAATGGGCATTTTGGACGATTTGGCGCCAAAGCTGACAAAGACTCAAATCATTGAGTCATTCATTGTTAGCCAACCTGACGTCGACGAATGGCGCGAGGTAATGGCAAACCCGAAATACTCTCACGCGGCGATCGCCCGTGAGCTGCTAAAGCGCGGCTGCCCGCTCGGCACCGTCACCCAGGCAAACAACGCTGTGCACAAACTGCGGGCACAGTCATGAGCCTGAAAGACGACCTGGACGAACTGGCAACGATCGAAGATCTGCGAGCCGCGCTCAAACGAGCACAACAGCAGGTACGCAAATACAAATCACAATCCGATGAGATCGTCGACGCGGTCTATCGTGCCGCGCTCGATGCCGGCAAAGCCACCCCGCCAGGGAAACCGCTAAATGTCAGCAAAGACAAGCGAAAAGGCAAAGCCGAAGTAGCACTGATTCACGCCACCGATTGGCAGCTTGGCAAGAAGTCAGTGTCCTATGACGTCAAGACGTGTGCGCAACGCATGGAGCAGTTCATTGACAAGGTGGTGCAGATCACTGAAATTCAGCGCGCGCACCACCCGGTCCGCGAATGCGTCCTAATGCTCGGCGGTGACATGGTCGAAGGCATTGACATATTCCCAGGGCAAGCCTGGGAGATCGAAGCCCACCTGTTCGAGCAGTTGTTTGAGACGTCACGCATTGTTGAGCAAATGGTCCTCACTCTCGGCCAGAACTTTGAGAAAGTGCGCGTCGTCTGCGAATACGGCAACCACGGACGCATCGGCAGATACGGCGTCAGCCCCAAGAGCGACAACATCGACCTGTTCGCCTACCGGGTCGCCCGCGACCGAACCCGCGGCGTCTGGACCGATTGGCAAATGTCCGAAGCCTGGTACCAAGTATTTAGCATCGGCAAATACCGGGCCCTGCTCGTCCACGGCGACGAAGTCAAGAGCTTCGGAGGCAACACCCCCCTATTCGGGATCATGCGCAAGGTCAACAGCTGGGCTGCGGGCGTCATCGAACCGTTCACCGACTGCTACATGGGCCACTGGCACACCCCCCACAGCGCGACCCTCGCCAACGGAGGCCGCGTATTTGTCACCGGCAGCCCCGAATCCCACAACGAATATGCCCGGGAATTTGTGGCCGCGACCAGCAAACCCAGCCAACGCCTGCACTTCATCGACCCTGAAAAGGGCCGTGTAGCGTCCGAGTACGTCGTATGGCTCGACTAGACAAACCCGTCCTCGTCATCTGGCATGACGCCTACGCGCGCGTCAACAACGAGTGGCTGGACAAAACGTCCCTTGATGATGAGCCTTGCGTGGTCCAAACCGTAGGCTGGCTGCTGGCCAGTGGGCCCAAGTCCAAGCACCTGACGGTGTACCAATCAGGCAGCCGCGAGGACAACGACGTAGATAATGTCATCAAAATTCCCCGGGGAATGGTCCAGAAGGTCATCCCGCTCCAAATCCCCCACAAAGGCAAACGCCGCCGCTAAGGTCGGATCATCAACCTATGGAGGTAGGACAATGAACCCGTTAGTGCTTATCGGACTATGCGCAACCGGGCTGCTTGGGGCAGCTGGGCTGTGGTCGACCAATGAACTTGATCTGGCGGGACCCCAGGCGGTGTCCTCGACGGTGTATCCGCACCCCGTCGAGGCACTGCCCGCCCCCACCACAACCGTCCCGTACAGCGGGCCAGGATGCACCGAATACGCCCCAGAAGCCCTCGCAGCAGGCTTTACCGCGGCAGAACTGCCCGTCATCCTGACGATCATTGAGCTCGAATCAATGTGCTTGCCGCACGTCATTGGCGACAACGGCGCATCATTTGGATTGAGTCAAATCCACGCACCGTCCTGGTGCCAGCCCAACCGCTGGAACCCCGAGGGCTACCTGCGCGCCCGGGGCTTGATCGAAGCCTGCGACGAGTTGCTAAACCCCAGCATCAACCTCCAAGCCGCCTGGTGGGTCTATGTTGAGGGTGGCTGGGAACAGTGGACAACATACAACCGTGCCTTGGAGGTACTGCAATGAGAACAGCCCTACTGATTTGCGCCGGGATCATTCTCGGATGGTGGGCACATCACACACAACTGAAATACGAATCAAACAAACGGCAACGCGAATTCGATGAAGCGTTTGCTAGATTACGACACGCAACGGGCCGAGCCCGAAAGGATGGCAGCGCATGATAAACCACGAGGATTGGGCACAACTGTCCATTGGCGAGCGTTTGCTCGAACACTCGCTACGAATTCCAGACGGCATCGACATGGAACTGTTGGCGCATGATCTGCACGAAGCGCACAACCGGCTGCGCCGTCAACGTGATCGCATCCAGGACCTGCAATTCGAGGTCAGCAGGCTGGAACGTCTCATCCATCAAGAAACGCCGTACTGATGGACCCGATCGACATTGATGAGCTGCTGAAAAGCGCTCACGAGATCACGCACGGACCCCGCGGCGACAACTACGGGCCACCCCACGAGGACTACGCCCGCGTTGCCGCACTGTTTCGCACGATCACCGGCGGCGAATTGCGCGACTCAGCAGATGCCGCGCTGTTCATGGTGTGCATGAAAATGGCGCGCATTGGCTACAACCGTGACAAACGACGCCTGCACGTCGATTCAGTGCGTGACGCAATGGGCTACCTATGGGTCTATGCACAGTGCGCTCAGGACCTCGAACATGACGTCCGCTAACAAACGCAAAGGCACCGCGGCTGAAACAGCCGTCGTCAACTGGCTACGCGAAAAGGGCTACCAAGCCCAACGCAACCGGGCAGGCTGGACCGACGACCACGGCGACGTTGACGCAATCAACGGCGTCGTCATCGAGGTCAAGAACCGTCAGCAACACAACTGGTCCTCCTACTTTGAGCAGCTAGGACGCCAAATGCAAGACAAACAGGCGTACACCGGGGTCATATTGTGCAAACGACCAGGACACGCCAACCCTGGCAAATGGCTGGCCGTCATGCCCGCCGACCTATGGCTCGAACTAATACAACTCCTGGAGGAAACAGCAGATGGCATTTAAGCTCGACGACTACGAACCAGTAGCAGCCCGATTGGATCGCTGGCTAAAACAAGAACACGCAGCAACCCCCCGCGTCATCACCCACCTGGTCCACTACACCGACAACCGTTGCGTGTTCCGTGCCGAGCTGTACGAGGGTGACGTGCTTATGGCTACCGGGTGGGCTGAGGAAACCCGTGGTGAAGGCATGGTCAACAAGACCAGCCACCTGGAGAACTGTGAAAGCTCGTCTGTGGGCCGCGCGCTTGCTAACGCTGGACTGTCAGGGTCGGACCATACGAAGCGTCCGAGCCGCGAGGAGATGACCAAGGTGGCCCGCAACACGCAAGGCGAGCCCGCCGAGGACCCGTTTGCTGCGTCCCCAGCCCCGCAGTACGACAAGCCCGGCAATCCTGGCAAGGCTTCTGACAAGCAGGTGGGCATGATTAGAGCATTAGGCCGTTCCAAAGGCTTCGACTCAGGTGCCAAGCTCATCAACGAGATTGGTGAACTGTTGGGCCGCCAGATTGGCTTGCTCACAGACCTGACCAAGGCTGACGCTTCCAAGGTCATTGACGCATGGAAAGGCTCATGAGCCACGCTGACCGTCCCCCTAGGCGCAACGCTTTCCCTGGCGTATGTCGCTGCGGGAAACAAGTAGCTGCTGGTTGGGGCTGGGTATGGCTTGGTGGTGTGTACTGTATGCACCCCAAAACACCGGGTGAATGCCCAAGACAATGAATTTTGCATACGCTGACCCGCCGTACTACGGACAAGGGAAAAAACGCTATGGCGATCACCCGCAAGCCGCTGTTTACGATTCCAAAGACGGACATTTTGCCCTGATTGACCGTCTAAATACTGAATACGACGGATGGGCGCTTAGCTGCAATACAGCCGACTTGCAATGGCTCCTTCCGTACTGCCCGAATGACATTCGGGTGGCTGCTTGGGTCAAACCGTTTCATCAAATTAGACCAACAACGATCCAATTCGCTTGGGAACCCGTCATTGTCCGAGGGTGGCGCATAAACAACAAACGCAAGCCAATGGTTAGGGATTGGCTGAGTTGTGTTCCGTCAAGAGGCAAAAAGGTCATCGGGGCAAAACCCGAGCAGTTCAACAAATGGATTTTGGACTTGCTGAACTATGACCCAAGCGCAGATACCTTGGACGATCTTTTCCCCGGTTCCGGGGGCATGACGCAATTAGTAAACAACTGAACTAAACCCGTAAGGGCGCAACCCCAGCGTGACACGGGGTGTCGGTGTGAACCCGCCGCG